GGACCAGAGGGTAGATAGGCCTCTGCCTCACGCTGCGTCACCGAGGGTGAGGTTACGTTGAGTGACGACCCGGATGTTACGGAAAGTGACGGCCGCGGGGGAGCGATCGAGCGGCAGGTACGCGCCGACATCGCCGAGATGGGGCGCCTCGTCGGCATCCGCCGCAGCATCGCCGAGATCTGCTACATGCTGGCCCGCGAACTCGACTCCGGGGAGGTCCCCGGCCCGGCGCCGGTCGCTCGTGAGCTCGTAGCGCGCCTCGCCGACCTCGACCGTGTCTCCGAAGGCCGGGAGGTGTCTCCCGGTGACCGCATCGTTGCTCAGATCGCCGACGAGCTTGCCCCGCGACGGCGCGCCATCCCGCAGGCAGGTGCCTGACAGCGTCAAGACGCAAGGCCCCCGAGTTCGGGCCTGGGCCGCCGAGTACGGCCTGCACTGCATGCCCTGGCAGGCGCTCGTCATCGACGACATGCTCGGCGTGCGGCCCGACCGACGGTGGGCGGCGCGCGACTCCGGCCTCGCAGTACCTCGGCAGAACGGCAAGTCTGTCGTCGCCGAGCTGCGCATTCTCGCAGGGCTTTACCTCTTCCAGGAAGAGCTGATCGTCTACACGGCCCATCAGGTCGACACCGCGCTGGAGATCTTCGAGCGGGTCGTGAGCCGCATCGAGTCCCACCCGGATCTGAAGCGCCGCATGGTCGGCAAGCCGCGCCGGGCGCGTGGCAGCGAGCAGCTCACGCTCGATGCCCCGGATCTGCCCGAGGGTTCTCCGCCGACACGATCTTCCTCGACGAGGCGCAGCTCGGCCTCGACGAGGAGGAGATGGCCGCGCTCGGCCCGACCCAGCGCACCCGGCCGAACCCGCAGACCATCTTCATGGGCACGCCACCGCTCGACCCCGGCACCTACTGGGCGACGGTGCGCAAGCGCGGCCGCGCCGGCGACCCGAAGATGTCCTGGCACGAGTGGTCGCCACCGGACAAGTACGACCCCGACGACCGGGCCGTCTGGCTGGCGACGAACCCCGCGCTCGCCGCAGGGATGATCACCGAAGAGGACATCGAGTACGACCGGAAGACGCTCGGGTCGAAGTTCGACGCGGACGCCCTCGGCGCGTGGCCGAAGGAGAGCGACGAGGCCGGCTGGGCAGCGTTCAAGGAGACCGACTGGCGGGTTGCCCAGGACCCGGAGACCGGGATCGTCGGCCGCCCCGCGTACTGCGTAGAGTCGTCCCGCGACCTCGGCACGATCTCCATCGGCGCTGCCGGCCACCGCGCGGACGGACTGCGGCACCTCGAGCTCGTCGACCGGTTCCCAGCGGACATCGGCAAGCTCATCGGCGGCCTGAAGAAACGCATCACCAGCTTCGACCCGGTCGCAATCGTCGTTGACCCGGCCGGCCCAGCGGGCTACCTGATCGCCGACATCGAGAAGCACTGCGGCATCGTGGTCGTCAAACCGTCCGGACGTGACGTTGCTGCAGCGTGCAGCTCCGTATACGTCGGAATCTCCAGCGCCGACCCGGAACGCCGCGACGTGAAGGTCCGACCGCACGTCGCCCTCGATGCGGCTGCCCGCGCCGCCGACTGGAAAGACCGCGGCGACGCGAAGGTCTTCGACCGCCGCAACGACGACGCACCCGACGTCGCGCCGCTCATGTCGGTCACGCTCGCCGACTGGGCGTGCGCGAACCCAGCCGAGCCGCAGCAGAAGTTCTTCGCCTCCTGGCGGTAACCCGAGGGGACCGTGATGACCACCATCGACGGACTCCTCGTCACCGCCAGGGTCATCGCCTGGAGGACGATCCTGCTGACCCTGCTCGCCTGGCTGTTCTACGGCCCCGCCTACGCCGCCGGCGCCGGCGTCCGCAACGTCCGCCGCTCGGCCGCGTGGGTCGCTGCGACGCTGAAGGTCGGCTGGGCGGATGGTCGTCGTGGGTCTGCTTAGCCGCATCGCTGCCGTGCAGCGCCAGCAGCCGTCCGAGACTCGCTTCTCCGTCGATGAGTGGATCCGCGACTACCTCGTGCCGTCCTCGTTCCAGTTCGGGGGCACCACCTACCCGCTCGGCATGAGCACGACGTGGGGTGACCGGCGCACCAGGGAGGTTGCGAACACCCTCCCCGGGTACGCGGCCGCGCTGCGGCAGTCGCCGCCAGCGTTCGCGGCGGAGATGGTCCGGTCGCTGGTGCTGTCGCAGGCCAGGTTCACGTTCCGGAACCTGCCCTCGACCGCGACACCACGCAGGACGTTCGGCAACCGAGACCTGCAGATCCTCGAGCGGCCCTGGCCGAACGCGACCACCGGCGAGCTCGTCGCCCGCATGGAGTGGCACGCCGGCCTGGCCGGCAACGCGTTCGTCGTCCGGCAGCAGAACCGGCTACGGGTGCTGCGCCCCGACTGGGTCGTCATCATCTATGGCTCCGACCAGGACCCCGACGAGGCGGTGTTCGCGCTCGACGGCCAAGTCATCGGCTACGCGTACTGCAACGGCGGCATTGGCGTCGGCAGGCCACAGCTGATCCTGCCGGGCGACATGGCCCACTGGTCGCCGCTGCCCGACCCGGAGTCCGCCGGGCTCGGCATGTCCTGGGTCACACCCGCGGTGCGAGAGATCCAGGGCGACATCGCCGCGACGATGCACAAGCTGAAGTTCTTCGAGAACGGCGCCACCCCGAACATGGTGGTGAAGGGCATCACTGCGGCGACCTCGACGCAGTTCAACGAGATCGTCGAGATGCTCGAGCGGAAGCACACCGGCCTCGCCAACGCCTACCGCACGCTGTACCTGACGGCCGGCGCGGACGCGACCGTCGTGGGGTCGGATCTGAGCCAGATCGACTTCAAGGCGACGCAGGGCGCGGGCGAGACCCGCATCTCGATCCTGTCGCGGGTGCCAGCCTCATTGCTCGGCATCTCCGAAGGGCTCGCCGGGTCAAGCCTGAACAGCGGCAACTTCGCCGCTGCGCGCCGAGCGTTCGGCGACACGTGGGTGATGCCGACCCTGCAGGATCTCGCGTCATGCCTGTCGGTGCTCGTCAAGGTCCCGAACGACGCCGAGCTGTGGTTCGACACCACCGACATGACCCTCCTGCGGGAGGACGCCAAGGACGCCGCCGAGATCGCGCAAATCCAGATGTCGACGATCGTGGCCGGCGTCAACGGCGGCTTCGAACCCGAGTCAGTGAAAGCTGCGGTCATCGGTCAGAACATGGCGCTCCTGAAGCACACCGGAATGGTGTCGGTGCAGCTGCAGCAGCCCGGCGCCGGCGGAACCAGTCCCGGCCCGGCCGCCGCTGGCCCGCCACCGCCAGCGCTCGCGGGCCCCGCCACCGATGAGGACACCGACGCTCTCATTGACGCAATGGCGGAGGTCGACTCCGCGACGCGGGCGTGGACCCCGGGTCAGGCGGTGCTCCACCCGCGCGGACCCGGTGGGAAGTTCAAGTCGACCAAGGACCGGCTCGTCGCGTCGCTCACCGCACACAAGGCTGGCGGTGGTGGTGGCGACCCTTTTGACAAGTTCAGCCGTGAGCAGCTCCATCGCGTAGCGAAGGCTCGCGGCGTCGACGTCAAGAAGGGTGCCGGCAAGAAGGACATCTCAGCGGCGCTCCTTGAGAGCCTGCACGGCGGCGCAAACCCATCCGGCCTGAAGGGCTCCGACGGATCGAAGCTTCACGGCGTCAAGAAGCCGCCGTCGAAGCCCGTCCCACCGAAGCCCGACGCGACGCCACCCAAGGAGGACTGGCCGAAGAACCCGAGGACGGGCGCTTCGGTGAGGCCGCTGAGAGCATCCGGCAGCCCTAGGGAGATCACGCCGGAACAGGCCGAGGCACTGCATGAGCGGATGGTGGCCAGCGAGCCGTGGACGGACAGCCAACGCGCGGCCCTCGCTGACTACACCAGCCCCCGCTATGTGGAGATCAACGGTGAGCTGCGCAGCGGCGAGCGCACCGACGAGATCCAGGCACTGGTGGCCAACATCAGCGCCGGCATGCGTGAGATCCCCGAGGACATCGTGACGTTCCGGGGTGTCGACGCCAGGGCGTTCGGCCTGGACCCGTACGCGTTCACGCAGGACCAGGTTGACGCGCTGGCCGGACGGACGTTCAGCGACCCGGGTTTCACGTCCACGAGCGTGAACCAGCCGTTCGACATGGGCGC